GCGGACGAAAAGTGGGATCTGAAAAAGGACATGCCAACCTTAAACCCTTCGCCAAAGGCTACGACCCAAGGCGTGAGGGCAATGGGCGCAAGCCGTATGTTGATATCCGTGAACGCCTTGAAAAGGTTATCACAACTGAAGACATCGTGGCCATGCTGCACGAGATCGCAAAGAAGGGCGATATCCGAGCGCTGCAAGAGATATTCAAGATATGCGGAACATACGCACCAATCGAGACCAAGAGTGAGATCGAGGAAGTAATCACGGTAGAATTCACCAATGCGAATCCGGATAGCACTACATGATGCACAGCGAGATGTTATCGGACGCCGAAAGCGATTCAACGTACTCCGTTGCGGGCGAAGGTGGGGAAAGTCACGCCTCATGTTCGCGCTTGCGGCGGAAGCTATCTACTCAGGAAAACCCGTATCGTACTATGCGCCGACGTACACGGATTTTGAAAAACGCTGGCAAGAGGCCAAGCAGTTCTTTGAGCCGGTTATTGAGTCGGCCAACGAGGATAAGTTTCAAATGCGGTTCAAAGGCTCAGCCGCTCCATGGGATTGGTACGGACTGCACAGATACGACGGCGCTCGTGGCAATAGATACGCTTTGGCGCTGATCGATGAAGCTGCCCACTCTCGCAACCTTGAGCGCGCATGGATCGACGTTATCCGTCCGACGCTCGCAGACTTCAAAGGCTCGGCATGGTTCGCGTCTACTCCATTTTCGGGATCGTACTTCAACGATCAGCTGTGTAAGTACGACGATGACCGCTGGGGGCAATTCCACTACCCAACCTCGACGAATCCCTACATCGATGCGGGTGAAATTGAGATGATGCGCAAAGACATGCCAAGCATCATATTTCAGCAAGAGATCATGGCCGACCTTGTGACCACCACAGGCGCGCGCCTTAAGCGTGAATGGATAAAGTACGGCGAAGCACCTGAGGGCGCATCGATTGCATTCGGCGTCGATCTTGCCATCTCCAAAAAGACAGATGCGGATTTCTCCGCTATCGTGGTTTCGGCAAAGCACAACGATTCGCTGTTCGTTGTTGATGTGGTCAGAGTCAAGGACTCATTCAACGCCACACTCGAAACCATTAAGAACCTCGCAGCTCGCTACAACCCGCACATCATCACCATCGAGGCGGTGCAATATCAGGCGGCAATGATTCAAGAGCTGATAAGAACTACGACCCTGCCAATCAAGAGCGCGCATCCGACGAAAGATAAGGTCACGCGCTTTATACCGGTTGAAGGGAAGTATGAACATGGATACGTGTTCCATTCAAAACACCTCATCCGGGAATTCGAGGATGAGTTACTTACTTTTCCAAATGGCGCGCATGACGATATGTGTGACGCGCTCGCTTATTCATTTGCCGGTCACGCGCAAAACTTTTTCGCATTCCAAATATGAAACTCTTTGGGCTTGAAATCTCAAGAGCCAAACAGCTACCTCTACCGCAGCCACGTTCGGCGTATCAAATCGGTGGTGGGGCTACGTTTGAACTGAACCAATCATTTGCCGAGCTTGTTAAGCAGGGCATGTATCAAAACGCCGCAGTGCAGGGCTGTATCTCGGCATACACAATGACGCTATCGGAGCCGCCATTGTACGTAATGCAAAACGGAGTGGAGCAAGAAGAGCATCCGCTGACCAAACTACTGCAAAAACCAAACAAGGCGATGTCAGGCGCGCAGCTGCTATCGTTTATTGCGTCGTATGTATCCATCGGTGGCAACTGCTATGTGATCAAAGTGCGCGGCGCGCAAGGTAACGTGGTCGGACTCTATCCGTACCATGATGGGCAGATCAGCCCGGTTCCGAGCCAGTACGAATGGATTGATCACTACGAATACAAAGTGGACAATGTTACCAAGATCATACCGGCTGACGATGTTATCCATTTCCGCAGCCACATCATAGACCCGCTAAGGCCTCACAAGGGCATGAGTCCGATATTGGCAGCGGCGCGTGGTGTGGATATCTACGGCGAAATGGAGAAGATCATCTACTCGACACTGAAGAACGACGGTATGCCGCGTGGTATGCTATCCTTCCCACCAGAGGCGGCAATGAACGCGCAGCAGATCGACATGATACGCGAACAGTTCGGAGACAACTACGGCGGGGCTAAGCGAGGCCGCACGGCGGTGCTGTCAGGCGGTGCAACGTATGAGCGTCTATCGTTTAACCTTGAGGAATTGCAGGCGGACAACATCATCAGCCGCGCTGAGGTGGCGATCTGCCAAGCCTTCCGCGTGCATCCGCTTGTGGCCATGACGTATGCGGGGCTTATGAACTCCACGTACTCCAACATGGAGGAAGCATTCAAGCAATTCACCACCTTGACACGCGTACCGATTTGGAACGCGTGGGAAGAAACATTTGAGCAAGGCTTTGCAAAGGAATACCCCGATATTGAACTTGAGTTCGACATGTCGCACGTCGAAGCTTTGCAGCCAAGTATGGAGTCCGTGCAGGCGTCGGCTATTCAGCAATTTCAAGCGAACATCATCACCCAAAACGAAGCCCGCGTAATCTTAGGGCAGGCGCCAATCATGGATGGCGATGTGTTCACGTATCAGCTAAGCCCTATGGCGCCGATCGGAACCGAACCAATTGCGCCGCAACCCGAAGGAACATATGAACCGCCTGAAGTAATCGACGAGGATGCGTTCCCGTCTTTCGAAGGTGAGGTGACGCACGACTACCTCGGTAAAGAATATTCGGAGCAATACGAGATGGTTGAATGGAAGCGGCAGGATGACCGCAACGAACTGTACGTAAAGCGCATTGCAAAGGACTTCGCCAAAGTAGCGGCCGAACTTGAACGCACGGTGCTCACATCCGTGAAGACCCGCGGAGGCGCGTCGGTTAAGGCCGAGCCGTTCAATTTCTCGGTATGGGTCAAAAAGTTTGTCGAGGGCACAAAGCGCAGCTTCAATGCGCTGGTAACGAATGTGGTAGGTGACAGCTTAGAGCAGGCGGGCACAACGATAGAAGAGTTCGGCAATACGAACTTCGAGGCCGTTTTGAAGGAAGCAACAAACCAATCGACAGCGCAGATTAGCCAGTCCGTTGGAACCATCCGCGACGAACTGCGCAAGACAATAGAGGCGAACGCAAACCTGACAGCTGAGGAACTATCGACCGTTATCAAAAACCAATTCGAGGTAATCAAGACATCAAGGGCTAATCTGATAGGCCAAACAACGACAACATCGGCTGCCGGCAAATCGCAAATAGAAACGTGGAAGAAGCGCAACGCCCAGATCGAAGACCCAAACAAAAAGATCGTGCCGGTATGGACTACCCGCAACGATGCGAGTGTTCGTTCTTCGCATGTGTCCATAAACCGAACGCCTCCTAATGCTGAGGGCTTTTGGATACTTAGCGGAAGGCGACTAAGGTATCCCGGCGACCCAAATGGACTGCCAAGGGATGTATGCAACTGTCACTGTGTTTTAACACCAACACGAGCGGGGCGAATATGATGCAACCAACTGAAAATAAAGCGCTTAACTGGGAAGAGGAAGCAAAGCTCCGCTCGCAGGTGCATATGGCGGTGCGCTTGTGCGCGAGTACTGATAACCTAATCGAGGCGCTGCGTGTCCTAAAGTCTGAGCATGTGGAAAAAAAACTCGCACAACGAAAGAAAGTAGTTGCGCAGAATAAGGCCACTGCATAACTTACGTCAGTAGTAGGAAAGCGAGTAACCTCTGCACGCTGTTCTATGCTGCTGATCCCTCATTGCGAAAAGGCGCAATCACCTAACTTATTGGGCGGTTGCGCCTTTTTCGTATGGAATACAAGCATGGGCTCAAAGCCCACATCAAATCCGCCTCCGAAGGTATTATTGAGGCGGTCGTGTCTGTTTTCGACAACGTCGATTCCTACAACGAGCGAGTTATTCAAGGGGCTTTTACCAAGAGTCTTGAAACCAAGATGCCTAAGGGAGTATGGATGCACAACTGGGAACTTCCCGTTGCCAAGACTCTCGAGGCCGTGGAACTCAAGAGTGGAGACCCTCGCCTGCCTGAGTCCATCAAAGGCTACGGCGGTCTATTCATCCGGGGAAAGTTTAACCTCAATACTCAGCGCG